GAGTGAACGTCCGCTGAATGCTTCTACGATTCTACAATACCAATCAGGATTTTTATTTTTTAGAATTGTAAGAGGAGATGAGTCGATTCCTTCTTTATTACGAGCTTGAACATATTCTTCAACAGTGAAAGATTTGCACAACTCCTTTACAAATTTTGCTTTTGTAAAAGGACCACTATATTTGAACCGAGCAATAAACAATTCTTTTGGCTTACCTACTCGTGAAGGATGGCAGTTAGGAGCTACTTGATCCCATGTAGGCTGACCTTCATAATTACCTGTGTACTCAAGGTAACCACCGTGGTATGAAAATTTTGTTTTGTCAAACTTTGTCATTTTATCTCTCCTTCTCATACTATCAATATAAGCATTATTGAGAAAATGTCAACGCGATTCGACAACTTTTTTTTATTTTTTTTGGTAAATGTGGCTAAATTCAGTATGACGTCTTACTTGCATTGCATACTCAGGTCTAAAGCTATCAATTCCAACCTTATCGTTTTGATTCCCACCTAGGATGTTCCACAAACCATCATGGGTTGTCCCCACATAAAAGCCAACGTGTCCTTGCCAGCCTGCCGTGCCTCTTGAAAATAATACAACGTCACCAAACTGGATTTGCGATTTATCAACACCATACCCCCAAGTGAAATATCCTCTAGCTAACAAAGGATATTCGTAGCCTTCAGCTTCAATACTGGCAATACCACTTTCATCCAACACATTATTAACAAAAGCAGCACACCATTCTATCCGAGAAGGATCTATTCCAAGATACTGTTGCAATACTTGTTTATCTTCTACTTCATGAAGACCTTTATATTGCAAAGCTGTATCAATTACTCTAGTGTTATTTTTAGGTAATTGCAGATCGCAAGCCGACAAGAGAAATGCAGAGACCAAGATTAGTTGTTGTTTCATCACTTATTTATTAAAATCTATTAAAATAACGCACTGAAATCTTTCTTTGCAAACTTTTTCTTGAGAAAATATTCATCATTGATAGCTTCACCCAATTTTGTATTGTCCATAATTGGTCCATCAAGCAAACCATCCTGAGCGCTTTCTTCAACATCATAAAGTTTCATACGCGCTCTATCAATACCTACAACAAATCTTTTATTCATTGTAGGATCATTATAACGGTTCTTCAATTGCTTAACCATAACCTGATCTAGATCTTGAAGTTCTTCCGTACTAATAATTGCTAACATCAAGTCAGCTGTCGCAGGCAAACCAAACGATTCTGATGTATCTTCCAAACCAACATCTGATGAACTATAACCTGAGCGTGTCGTTTGTGTTGCCGACCAAATGGGAACATTTTTTTCTACTGCTAAACCACGGAGTTCTTCTGCAATAGACTTGATATAACTATATGTGTTTACAGAACCCCCCAGACCTTTCATACGAGAAGAAGCGCAAATGTTAAGATAATCAATATAGATAATATCTGGCTCAAAACCCTTTTTGATCTTTAGCTCATTCACAAGATGTCTAAAGTGACCAGCATGAGCACCAGCTGTTGGATACTCTTTAATGATGAGTTTACCTGGAGTACGTCCACGAAGTTTTTCAATTTTCTTGTCGTACATGTCCTTAGGCAACTCCATCAACTGATCCAACGGAACATCCATCAAGTTTGCATCAATACGTTCAGCAATCTTTTCCTCGGCCATCTCCATAGTAATGTACAGTACATTCTTACCATCCATCAGATTGCTTGCAGCAAAATGACACATTGCAAGAGATTTACCAACACCAGTACCAGCAAGAATAATATTCAAAGATTTGTTTGGAACACCACCTTTGGTAATCTTATTCAAATAGTCAATATCAAAGGGAATGCGTTCTTCGACCCTGTGATAAAAATCATAGCGAAGCTGATAATCATCTAGAAAATCGTGGCCAATATGATTGTCAAAACTAACACTGAGGGCATCAGATAAAATAGAAGGAATAGCATCTTTTTGTTTCTTAGCTTTACCATCTATGATATGAATCGATTCCATGATAGCATTGTATACTGCTTTCTCTTGACAAAACTGTTCAGTTTTATTAACTAACCACTCACGTTCATGATCATCAGTATAATCTTTAAAACTATCTACAAGAGATACTGATACAGTATAGTCTGATTCAGATAACGACTGATCATTTTGTAGCTCAATTAAAATAGTATCAGCAGATGGAGCTCCACCATACTCATTCATGTAATCATGAATCTTATTGAATACTAGTCTTTCTGCGACATTCTGGAAATAATCGGTCTTGACAAACGGAACAACTTTACGTGCGAAATTTTCATCTTTAACTAGATTGCTTAGTATCGTCGTTTCTATTGTCATTCCCTAACCTTCCATCCTGGTTCGCTACAATATCATATAGTATATCTCCTACGACTTGTTCGAACTCTTTCTTGTCTGCATCTTCATCTTTTGTTTCAAAACTTTCAGGAGCTTCTAACAAAACATAATCAAATATTAGAGGGAGATTACCCTCTTGGTCCTGTTCTTCACCAACTTTAATAGTGCCATACCTATAAACAAAGTCTACAAACTTTCCTTCAAGTATTTGTATTGGTGCTGTTTCTTTATCAGCTCGCTGATTGTTCACTTGATACTTCGGATGGGTCATCGTAATCCTCCACGGGTGCCTCTTGATCAGCACCATACATAAATTCCTTTTTGACAGCTTCCTCAAGCTGATCCATAATCTCTTGTGTAAAGTACTTTGTGGGTTCTTTGTTAATTGATTTACCAAATACTTTTGAGCCATCTGGTAGCTCATATCTTGTAGAGACTTTCTTGAAGATATTATATTTTTCAGCGAGATCAAGTAGCCCATAATAACGATTCAATCCTTTGTCATAAGTCAAAAGAACTTCAATCTTCTTGTTTTCTTTAGTAAAACGAGACTTGACCATATTGACTTTAATAATATTACCAACAATCTCTGTTCCATCTTTCTCTTTCTTCTTGCCAAGAAATACAATCTGCGAAGCTGTATACTTCAGACCAGATCCACCAGACATTTCTTTTGTTGGAATGTACGATCCAACCACTTCATAGACGTGGTTAGTAACTAACAACGGAACATTTATTTTTGCAAGTTTAAGATTGAGGACACGGAAGGTAGCTTTTAGTACTGCAGCCTTCGTCATATCTTTTGTTTCAGAACCAGAAGCCGTATCTTCAACTTCTTTTGTTGTTGACAGCTGTCCTAAACTATCAAGAACCATCATCATTGGAGGGCGGTTCTTTTCAGATGTTTTAGAATAGTTATCGATAATCTGTAGTGCTGTATGACGAAACTTTTGAATAGTTTCAGGCTCGGAGATAATTACTCTAGAAGTATCAATACCTCGAGATTTCATCATATCCTTTGTTACAGCAGCTTCTGTATCAAAATAAAACACTGCAGCATCAGGATGATCATCAAGAAACTGCTTAACAACCCCCATAACAAAGAAAGTCTTGCCTGTAGCGGATTCTCCGGCAAAACAAGTTATCTTATTATTAGGAACACCCCCATAAAGAGATCCACTGAGAGCAGCATTGAGAATATAGGAACCAGTATCAACCGTTCCAGAAAACTCTGAACTACTAAGACCATCTTCTGCAATTGTTGTATTTTCATCATTAAGTTCTTTCACCATACCACGGAAAAAGTCAGACATATTCACCTCATATTTTAAAATATATTATATTGTACCTGGATCTGGTTCAAAAGTCAAGATTCTTTTTTCCATATTGTCCATGCGCCATAAGCAATAGCACCGTATGCAACAATAGAAGCAATAGGTTTAAAGATCAAAAATGCTACGCCAGCGCCTACTAATACTGCTCCGTCTAGTGTAGTACGTTCACCTAATCGTTTAATAATCCAGTTTTTCATTCTTTTTCTCCTTCGAATGCTGTGCCATCGAGAATTGCTTTCATCATATCCATTTGTTGTTGAATAACAGGTCCTCTATTTGGCCAGTGAATGTATGCTTGATTCTGTGTTCTATACAGACTAGAGAGAAGTGGACCTAAAATGTCAGCCATGGCTTTTACTTTTTTATCTGCCAAAGCATCCATATAAAACTTACGCTGCTTGATCACTTCTTCGTTCTCTTCATCTGTACTGATAATACCATCAAGTTTTTGGTTAAGTTGGTTTAATAAAACTTGAAAAGCCTTTACTGATTTTTCAATACGTAATACATTATCGTTGATTCCTTCAACGTCTTCTGAAATAGGTGATGTATCTATTTGTATTGGTTGTTGTGCTGGCATCTCATCGACAGCACTAAATCCAAAATCGTCGACCCAATTACTCATGCGAAAAAGTCCTCTAAAGTAGCTCGTTTCTCTGATTGCCAGTTAATAGCATCAAGGATAGCTTTTAATGGTTCCAAATATGCTTTGTTGAATTGTGTATCATAGTCAACAAACTCTCGTACACGAAACTCATCAGGTATAACGGAGTTAAATGCAATCACATTTTCCTGAATATAATTAGGTAGCTTCAAGTAACAGAACTTAACCTTTTCACCAGAGAAAATCTTTTCATATTTCTTATTCAATTCATATTTATCAACAAAGTGGTTGTAAAGAAGCGAGCCTCTGACGTGTATAGGACATCCTTTTCGATAAAGTATCGATGCATCTTTCCACTTATCCATATCACTTACACCACGAGGAAACGCAATGTCCTCAGCTCTCAATGAGTTAAACTTATCTCTACATTCCTGAATGTATTTCTGTGTTGTTACCTCATCAGACGTCATAATAACTTTGATAGTATCTTTCAACATCTCACGACATGGCATAGGTGTAGAAGAACGAACAACTTCGATACCCATAATCTTCAACTTAGGTTCTGTATACTGAACACCTTCGTTGTTATGCACATTTAGTGCATAATGTTTCTTACCAGTCCAGATACCTTTATCAGCGATAACCTCACGAGCCATAAACATCTTTTGTTCATAAGCATTGAGATACTCGAACATCTCATCATAACCTTTTGCAAGAAGCGGCTCAATCTTTTCAGTAGCAACTTTGTCGAGAAAGCTAACAGGATCCTTCGGATTGATCTGATCAATTAGTTTACCCATTCGGATATACATTGAATCTGTATCAATCGCAACGATGTAATCTTCATTATCAGTTTTTAGAACTTTGTTCATATATTCGTTTACTTTTTTCTCAGCCCAACGAATAGTGAGCTGACCAGAGATCGTAATAGACTCAGCAATACGTGTGTCATAGTATCTAAAGTATTCGTTAGATAGAGCACCATACAAACTGTTCATAAGAATCTTAACAGCCATCTGCTTGTTATGATTGATAGTGATCTTCTTTTCAATTTGATACTTATCACCAGTAGCAGTCTCAAGCTCTTGCTGAGCATCGAGCATGTCACGTTTGTAATCGACACGTTCGTTGTATAGACCTTGAATAACTTCTGGAACGATACCAAGATGCATCTTGTTAAAGTATTGACCAGTTGCAGCCATAGCATACGTTTCTGGAATCTGATAAGGCTGTTTGTCAAGTAGTTTATCTACAGTTACATCATACTGCTTATCGTTGATAATAGTCTCGGGTGACATGTTATACTGCATAATGATATGGGGATATAGAGAGTTTAAGTCAAACGACATAACCCAATCGTGCCCACCAACCTGAGGATCCTTTACATAAGCTCCTTCAATCTTACGGTCTTTTCTATTCTCTCTTTTAGGGTTAACAACCAACCCACGTTTACGAAGTTCATTATAGAGAAGAGCATCCCACACTCCTACAGAACCAAATGATTCATTTAGATTGACCATTGCCTTATAAGCAACAGTCATCGCAAGTGTAATCAAACCCATCTTATCTTCAAGTCTATCAACAATGTCAACATCTTTAATGTTATAGTCAATAAACTTCTGATGGTCCTGTTTATACAATTCATTTAGAGAACCATACTCACTATAATCGATCTTCTTCTCACCAAGAACAACATTAGCAATATTATCTAGCTTGTACGACTCCTGAGTTCCGTATGCATACGCAAACTTCTTAAAGCAATCCATATAGTCTAGTTGTTGAATACCCATCAACTCATATGCTTGGTGTTCACGACCAGCAATAGAAATCCTACGTTCACTAACCAACCCCCAAGGCGAGAGCCGTCTTGCTTGCTTCTCATCAAGCACTTTACTGATTCGATTGAACATGTATGTCATATCAAACAAACGAGAGTTCCAACCAGTTACAATATCTGGACAGTTATCAGACCAAAAGTTGATAAAACTATATAGAAGCTCGTGTTCAGATTGACACTTAATATAGCTTACTTTTAGATCAGGCAGAATAGTCTTCTCAGGATCCCAATCACCAAGACCCCACACGTGAAATATGTTATCAATGTTGTTTTTAATTGTGATAGCGGTTACTGGATAGTTTGCAAACTCTGGTTGAGGAAATCCTTCATCAGATTGTACCTCAATGTCGATAGTAGTTACGTTAATTGTATCACGATCCCACTTGACATCAGTCTTAGTAAATGCATCTGAAATAAATTGGTGAACGTAATTAGTATTACCGTAAACCTCAAATCCCTCAACATCTGTATAGCGAGCAATAAACTCTCTACAATCCTTCATAGTACCAGGTTGTACTTCACCAACATATTTACCAGCTAGAGTCTGATAAGCTGTTTCATCATTAGAAGGAACGTACAAAGTAGGTCTGTACTTTATACGCTCCTTAATGCTTTTACCATTTTTATATCCTCGAAAGAGGATATCATTCATATATCGTTCAACGCTAGTGTAAAATGTGCTCATCAAATAATAACTGATTGTGATTCTGTAATAACTCCACCATACATCTTTTTGTGTTGGTTTGCAACATCTGAATCTACATCAGCGATAAAAACAACAAAGCGACGATCTACTTCAATGGTATTTTTACTTTTATGAAGAATAGGTGCCCAAGGAGCAAAACCTAATTGGCCCTGTTGGGTCGGTATAGCTACAATAGCATTTTTAACTGTAACAGTAGCTGATCCCTTTTCACCTTCTACGATGTCTGCAACAACATCTTCACCTGAAGACATACGAATTAGTTTAATATTAGCCATAATATATCCTTAAATTGAAAGAGGGCCGAAGCCCTCTAATTAATCTTTTTTAGAAACAAATGAGTACATTTCTTGAGCTTTTTTCATCATATCTTCCATAGAATACATTTTACATGCTTCCTGGACCTGATCCATCTGCATCTTTCCTTGCTCAAACATGTCCTGTGCAAAGCGAACATTCATTTCTTGTTGTTTGTCCATATACTCTTTTGCTAACTGAACCATTTCAGCGCGAATCTCAAAAGGATTTTTTGCCATTATTTAATCACCTTTGCCATAGCCTCACCAGCAGAGTTTGAAAACTCGCTAGTTTGTTTCACTGCTGTTTTTGTAAAAGTTGTTTGAGCATCAATAAACCCATGTAGTGGTTCATTCATCGACTCATCTTTAAACCATGTATCTACCCAGCTTTTCTTTGCATTTTGGATTGTATCAATCCACATATTTGTCATATAATCGTTCATAAGAATCTCCGTGTGTGTTTTTTTGTGTTACATGCATAAGTCTTCGTATTGAGTAGTATGAGCCCTATGCTTACTCATATCACCCTTATTCGGTTGGAACGCCCATAGATTGTAGATATGCAATAAGATCTTCACGTTTGGTTTCCTTCCGTTCTCTAAAATTCATCCTAGGCCCTTTGTAGTGCAATAGTATGTTTGTTCGCTCATAATATATCCTTCAGAAAAAAATGGGAGGCTTACCGTGGCCCCCCGCGCACTTATTGAGTAGTGACCCTATTTCTTAAGCGCAGCCG